ACAGACTATCAGGTATAATTTATCAGCTTAGAAAACAGGGTTATGATATAGAATCAATACCATTATCAGTACCAACTAGATATAAAACAAAAGATGGTGAAACTAAAATGGCGCAAATCGTAGAATATAAGCTTAACGATAGTATAATTAATAACGTAAGAAAATTTATTGAAACCATTAAGCAAGCTTAAAAAGGAACTAGATAAATGGTTTAGTCTATATATTAGATTAAGACATGCAACGGATACAGGACTAGCGCAATGCTATACATGTGGTAAAATTGACCATTATAAAAAGCTACAATGTGGTCACTTTTTAAGCCGTAGGCATCACGCAACTAGATGGAACGAAACTAATTGTCAAGTACAATGCGTAAAATGTAATATGTATGAACAGGGTATGCAATGGCAATTTGGATTAAAATTAGAAGCAAACTATGGCGATGGTACTGTTAAAGAATTGGAATATTTAGCCAATACAATAGCTAAATTAACTAGAGTAGATTATAAGGAAAACATCACTTATTACAAAACGTTTGTTAATAAGTTAAAAAAAATTAAAGGATTGGAGTAATTTATACTTTATATTTACATAGTGAAGCAGATACAATTTGTTAACGAAATACATAAAATCATTATACTAGATTATATGCAAATGATTTTTGAATATGTACAAGAAGTTTCAACAAAAGAAAAACAAAAAGATTTTGAAGAAATTGTTTTATTATTAATAGAATACCATAACAGTTATAATAAAGACAAACATTCTGGTAACTGGTTAGACTTCCTTTATCTAATACCAGTTAATTTATCTTTAATTACGCAAGGCTATTTATCAGCACTAAAAACTAAAAGCAATAAAGATAAAATTAATACATATAAATTTATGGTTAGCGCAAAGTTGGAAGATGTTGTAAGTAAGTTAAATGAAATTAAACCTATAAATGAATGATTTAAAAAATGTTATAGCTGACTGTAGAAAAACGTTAGTAAAAATGGCTTACGGATTATTAGATGATGACAACGAAATACAAGAAATAGTACAAGAAACCATAATGTATTTATATACAATGAATCAAGATACATTAAAAAAAATATATGACAAAGATGGCGTCACAGGTATTTTAAAATATAGTGGAGTTGTAATGCGTAGAGCAGTACACAGCAAAAGAAGTAATTATTACTATAAGTACAATAAATATTATGAAAAAATTGACACAAATTATAATTTAATTAGTAAGGATAAAAACACTAAGGAATTAGAAAATTTACCTAACTATGATTATAATATAACATGGACTTATTTAGAAAAAATTGACACAGAGTTAGATAATATGTATTGGTATGACGCTGAACTATTTAAATTGTATTATTATGAAAATAATACTCTAGATAGTTTAGCTGAAAAAACAGGTATAAGCAGAAACAGCATACATACAACTATTAGTAAAGTAAGAAAACAACTAAAGGAAAATTTGAATGAATAAATTTTTTGTACTTAAAGAAGTGTATGATGAACGTATGTCTATATGCAAAACATGTGATAAGTATTTTAAACTTACAGGTAGTTGTAAAGTTTGTGGTTGTTTTATGCGTATTAAAGCTAACATTAGTATATGTAAATGTCCGTTAGATAAATGGTTAGCTACTGACAAAGTAGGTAAACCAGAAATACCAATACATTTAAAACAAGAAATACTATATGTGTGGGAAAAAATAAAAACAGGAACAGCGACAGATTTAGAATCAAAAAAAAGATTTGTTGAATTGTATAATACAATATACAATACAAAATATAAACATACTACAAATTGTGGTTCGTGTTTACAGTCTATGTGGAACGGGATTAAATCAATTTATGATAAATTATGATAGAATTTATTAAACATATATTTGGTTTTTGTGGTGAAGCACACCCTAACATATTTCATTTGTTTATATATGCGCCAGTACTATCTATAATAGTTTATAAAATTAAATCAATAATAAAATGAAAAATAAAAGAGTATTATCTACAAAACAACAAAAATTGTTAGCTAAAAAAATAATTGAATACTTTTTTAATAACCCCCATGCTAATAGCTCTAAAGAAATGGAAGAAAAATTTAATATAAATCAAGTTTTTATACGCAAAACAATTAGTGAAGAACTAAAGCGTAGATTAAAAAAAACAGACAGAATAAGAAAAATATAAAAATGTACATGATAATTTTACTAATAGTAGGTTTTATATTTCTAATAATTATGGGCGTTGCCATGATTGAAATACTTATACAAAAAAAAAAAATGAAAAACTAGCAGAAAGAACAGATAAAATAGAACCTAAGCACAAAACAATTACAGGTGCTTTATATAGAGATAGAAGAGATGCAAAAAAAAATACCTAATTATTACATAGGCAAGATACACGGTTACGAAGCACGTAAAATAATAGAAGACTACGAGTTAAACTATAATATTGGTACGGCGGTTAGTTACCTATTAAGAGCAAACAGAAAACATGAAACATCAAAAGAATGTATAGAAAAGGCACGTGAACATTTACGTTTTGAGTTAGAAAGATTACAACTAAATGACAAGAACAAAACAACAAAATAAATACTAATTAATTCTATTTAATATAATGATTGAACAAATAAAATCCTATAAAATAAAAGGCAATCCAAACAATCCTAGAATTGTTAAGGATAGTAAATTTCAAAAATTAGTAGCATCAATTAAAGAATTTCCTGAAATGTTAAAACTAAGACCAATTGTTGTAGATGAAAATATGACAATACTTGGTGGTAATATGAGATGGAAAGCTAGTAAGGAGGCAGGTTTAAAAGATGTATGGATTATACAAGCAGATAATTTAACAGACGCTAAAAAAAAAGAATTTATTATTAAAGATAATGTAAATTATGGCGAATGGAATTGGGATATATTAGCTAACGAATGGAACACATCAGAGCTTGATGATTGGGGCATGGATATATGGAAAAACTTTGACGACATGGTACAGACAGTTAATGCTAGTAATGAAAACGACGAATGGGTAGGTATGCCAGAATTTCAATCAAAAGATGATACACTAAAACTAATTGTACATTTTGAAAACGAACAAGATAGAGAGGAATTTGCACAAAAACATAATATAGAACTAACTATTAAAGGTAAAACCACATGGAGTACAACGTACCCATATAGCGCAAGAAATGACTTATCCAGTTTAAGTTATGAATAAATATCCTGTATATATAGTATCTAAAGGTAGGTGGGAAAATCCACTAACTGCTAAATTTTTTATTAATGATGGAGTTAAATTTAAAATATTAGTAGAACCACAGGAATATGATAATTATTGCAAATCAATAGGTCAAGAATATGTACAGCAATTACCGTTTTCTAATTTAGGAGTAGGCAGTTATCCTGCTCGTAATTTTGCATGGGAAGATAGTATAAAAAACGGATATAATAGGCATTGGACATTTGATGATAATATACAAAAAATAAGACGCGTTTATAAAGGTAAAAAAATACCATGTAATTCATTAAAAGCAATAAAGGTATTAGAGGAGTTTACAGACAGATACGAAAATATTGGTATTACAGGATTTAACTACTCAACATTTGTTGTGCCTGGTTCTAGCGATAAAAAGCCTTTTTATTTAAATGTACATGCATATAGCGCAATGTTAATGCTTAACAATATGCCATATCGTTGGAGGTTAAAATATAATGAGGACGTTGATTTATGTTTACAAGTTTTGGATAATAAATTATGCACAGTTTTATTTAATGCGTTTATAGTGGATAAAACCAGTACAGCAGCTAAAATGAAAGGTGGTAACCAAACTGAACTTTATAAAGGTAACGCGTATGAGAAAAAGATACTAAAAGCTAGAACATTGGAGGAAATATGGCCACAATACGCAGAAACTAAAATGCGTTTTAACAGACCACATCACTACGTTAATTGGAAAAAACATTTTAAACATAATTTAGTACGTAGAAAAGATATTGACTGGAATAAAATAGAAAACACAAAACATAATATAAAACTTAAACAAGTCGATAATATAAAAAGTAAATCATTACAAAAATTTTATAAAGAAAATAAATGAAAATATTGGTAACAGGTGGAGCAGGATATGTGGGTAGTAATTTACTTAAACATTTAAAAAAACACACCAACGCAAAATTAACTAGCTTGGATAATTACTTTACAGGCACTAAGGACAATCATATTAAAGGCGTACAATACATAGAAGATAATACATTTAATATACATCAATTGGATAAACAAGATATTGTATACCATTTTGGCGAATACAGTAGAGTAGTACCATCTTTTAAAGATGTAGAATATTTAGCAACCACTAATTTATGGGGAACAAGCAGAGTTATAGAACAATGTAAAAAATGGAAAGCCAAACTAATATATAGCGCAAGCAGTAGCAAATTTGGTAATAACGAAAACCTAAGTCCATATTCTTGGGCAAAAGCCAAAATAGTAGAATTAATAAAAAACTATAAAGAATGGTATGATTTAAACTATGAAATATGTTATTTCTACAACGTATATGGTAAAAACCACATTAAAGAGGGTACATACGCAACTGTAATAGGTATATTTGAAAATCAATACAAGAATAACAAACCACTAACTATTGTAGGCGATGGAAAACAAACAAGAATATTTACACACATTGACGATATAGTAAACGCCTTAGACAAGGTTAGAAAACAAAACTATAATAACGAATGGTATTTATCATCAGATAAGGAATATAAAATAATAGATGTTGCTAATATGTTTAGCGATAACATAGAGTATATACCAAAACGTAAAGGAGAAAGATATAATGGCGTTATAGTAGAAAATAATACAAAGGAAACACTTAATTGGACAATAAAACATGATTTAAAAACATACATAAATGGAACAAAATAGAACACGAATCAACAAAGACAGATTATTAAAAGCATTAGAAAAAAGCTTAGGTGTTGTTACCGCAGCACTAAAATCCACAGACTTATCTAGAACTAATTATTATAAATGGTTAAAAGAAGATAAGGAGTTTGCACAACGTGTTAAAGAAATAGAAAGTATTGCAAAGGATTTTATTAAATCTAAATATTATGAATGTGTTAGTGATAAAGTACCATCTATTGTATTACATGGTGCTAAAACACAATTAGGTTGGAACGAAAAAACACAATTGGACATAACTAGCGATAACGAACCAATTAAGATTAATGTAAATATTAAAGGCATTGACTATTGATGCTAAATTTACATACACACAAGAACAAGCGATTGAATATTTATTCGATAAACAAACAACCGAAATACTTTTTGGTGGCGCAGCAGGTGGTGGTAAATCATGGGTAGGTTGTGCATGGATTATCTTAGTTTGTCTTAAATATCCAGGTACTAGATACCTAATGGGTAGGAGTAAACTAGACGCACTCCT